CATTCTACCGCCAGCAAGTGCTGTCCAAGTAGTTGTTGCAGGAAGTGTTCCACCTGTTGTCCATGTTACACCGTCTGCGGAAACATTTGTGCCGTTTCCTGTTGCGCTTGGTAAAGCAATAAACTTACCACCGTTTGATGTACCTGATTTGTCAAATTCTACTATAGCACCAGTGCTACTGTTTATAGATGTTATTGTAAGCACTATATCGTTTGCTGGTGTTGCACCACCAACTGCTGTACCTAAAATAGTAACTGTCTCTAATCTTCCGTAACCAGTACCACCTGCTTTTAAAACAACTTCATACTTTGTACCTTTCTTGAAAACATCAAATGTAGCATTAATACCAGATCCTGTAGTAGAATTCGGTGCTGTATTAAGGTAATTTTCAAAAATGTTTTGGTAGTGTAAGTCAGCCCAAGTAGTAGTAGCAGCCAATGTTCTTGCTGTTTCGCTTCTTGGTGGTGCACCAAATGTAACATTTGGTTGAATTACATATGTAGTTGATGCATCCGGTGCTGAAATTGTAGTACCTGGAATTTCATGATCCCAACCTGCTGTACCTGTAGAAGGTTTTGTTACTGTAGCAACTTTTGTTCCTGAGTTGTAAGTATCAATTATACCTATTTGTCCAATACCATTACCACCGTTTAGGTAAACTCTCATACCAATGTATGCTGTACTTGTTTGACTGTCTGTTGCAGCAATGGTAATCTGTGTAGTTGTACCACCTTGTGCAGTGTTTGCTGATTGTATGTAACCAAATCCACCAAAGTTACCTGCGGCTTCTGGTGCATTTGTTGAATCGTCTACATTGTCAAGCAGTCTAACATTGAATACTGCATCATCTCTAATTTCTTTTCCTAATTCTGAAGACGCATCAGATCCAGCACCAAACAGTCCCATATCTGCTTCTGTATATTCTGAACCAGCATTATTATATTCTAGTGTGAAAATTTTATCTGCACCGTCTGTAGTTACTGATCCTACTGTTGCTTCGAATTGAAGTCTGTTGTCTACTATAGATGTTCCTGTAGTTTCTGTGCTATCAAATCCTTCTGCTACTGATCCAAAGTCACCGTAAGAATTGTTACCGTTGGTTCCTCTAATTCTTCCACCTTCAGTTGACAGGTATCCAATGTGTGAGTAGTAAGTAAACACTGATACAAGCTCTGCTCTACCATTGTTTGCTACCCAAGCACCAATACCGTCGGAAATTACCTGTGTAAAGTCGTTGGATACTATTGAATCATTACCACCATTGTGTAATGCTCCGTCAATTTTTTGTCCTATGGCTGCGTTACCAAATGTTGTAACGTTTTGTACATAAGGCGAACGTGAAATAATCCAACCTCTGAAATCATCTGGTCCCCAACCTGGATCAAGTGATGCATATGCACCCGCTGACACTCTTGATGTTCCATACTCGTTTGGTTGTAAAAGGTCGCCATTTAAGCCATCTAGTGTTTGGTTTCTTACACCAGTTCCGTTTCTTAAGTAATAGAAATATTCTTCTTGTGATCCTGTAACTGCATTTGCATAGTATCTTGCAGCATATCGTGACTTGTAGTTGGAAGTCCACTGCAGATCCCATTTAAGTGCATCTATATAAGTGTCAACATCTCTTGCACAAGCAGTTTCATCGTACAACATTTCAACATTTGCACTTCCTGATGCAGTAGTTAATGTTACTGCACTACCTGCATATCGTGAAGTTGCAATTTTAAACTGTGTTGCACTAACAACATCGTACACATAGTATGTTGTACCTGCAACAATATTTCCAAAGGTTGTACCTGTAAATTTAATTGCTGCATTTCTTTTCAACCAACCTGTATCACTTATAGTAATAACATCTGTTGTTATTGTTGTGTTTGTTATAGTGCCACTGAATGCATCGTCTATGTAAGCAGCAACTTCTGCTTTAATAAAGTCTCTGTTTTCTTCTAGTTTTAATCTAGCGTAGTCTCTATTTCTAATTTCAGTTGCACAAACGTCACCTTCATCAGTTGCACTGTAGAATATTGTGTCTAGTTTATCCATCAACAACGCAACTCTTGCTGCCGCTGTTGCGTCACTATTTAAGTAAGTTGCAGTGTCGCCTGCAATCACAGTTGCTAGATATTTAAAAGCAGCTCTTGTTGCAGTCTTTTGTCCTAAAGTGTAAACATCACTTGAAGTACTACGCAAGTATGCTAATGATGCAATATGTGTAGCAAAATTTGTTGAGTCTGCATTAATTGCGCCTGCGCCTAACATAAAGTCAAACATTACTGCTTCAAGTATTAATCTTGTATCTCTTTTACACTTAGCCTCGTCATATACAAGTGTAGGATAGTTAGTATCAATGTAACTGTCAACCAGTGTTACAAGGGCCTCTTGCTGCGCATCTAAGGTCTCTGCAGCGGTGATAAGTGCTGTAGTTGAACTTACAGCATTCGTTACTGCTGGATAGTTTTCTACGTGTGCAGGTACACTTAAACCAGTTGCGTCTGTTAATGTAAACACACTACCACCAAATGTTTCACTAACTGTAAATGTGTTAGCGGCTGGTGTGCTTATAATCCAATACTTTGTATCTTTTACTAAGTTATTAGACGCTTCTAATGGAATAAATGCATCACCAACTTGTAAATTGTGTGCTGCACTTGTTGTTATAACATTTGATGCTGTTGTAGTTACAGTAACAAACGGTAAGTCTGCTCCTGTTGAATCTCCAGCAAGTGTGTTAAGAATAATATCAAAGTTATTTTCAATAACTGTTGCAACAGATGCACCAGCATCTGCATTCATGTATTGTGGAATTGTACTTTGTAAACCTGTAATAGTTGTACTTCTAGCAACTTTTGCTAACAATTCTTTCAAATAGTTATATGCTGAAATTGTTTGTGTAACTGCATTGCTATTTAATGCACTTGTAGAACTATTTCCATCCCAATATGCTTTTGCTGCATTAAGTATTTGATAGTTTCCACCATATGTTAAATCATAACTAAATGCGTCAACAATATATCCAACATCTTGTCTACACTTTGTCTTACTATATTTTAGTGTAGGAAAGTTATTTGTAATATACTGTATAACTTCTTCTTGTAAGAATTTTTTGTTGTACTCAATATTTTTCTTAGCAGTACCATATCCTGACAAGTAAGATGAATTATAACCTGTTGGCTCTGTTAAGTTGGTTGTATGTTTTACACCAAGTTTAAAATCAATTTGCTCTGCTATCACATCAACTAATTTTGATGTAATTCCTGCAGTTTCAGCGTCATCTGCTAAAGGCCATGTTTGATCTTGTGAAGTTGTATTTCCTGTAGTAGGAGTAACTGATGTACCGTCAACAACATTACCAATAAATCCTTTAATATGTTTTAAAGTTTCTATAGAATAATAAGAATCAGTAACATCTGTATTACTATCTGCTTCTTGTTGTGCTGCAACATTTGTTGAACGAACCTCGTCGCCTAATATAACTGTTTCTGCAGGAACAATAATAGGTAATATCTCTTTGTATCTACCTGACTTAACGTTAATTGTAACATTAGGTACTAATCTTGTAGGAATAGCACTTGTGTCGCCTGCTGTAATTGTATCAGTAACAATTTTCATTAGCGTAGCGATTGTAGCCGATACTCCTGCTTCTGTAGTGTAGTTAGTATCAATGTACTGTGCTGCTACCGCTGTTGAGTCATTGCTGTCTTGGTACGCTGTTGCCGGTGCAGTGTTATTCAAAACACTATTAATTATTGTTTCTAAATGTCCGTATGCAGCAACAGATTGTTCTGCCTCTGCAGCCAATCCTGCTCCACCATATACTTTATCTTCTGATGGGTCTGAAAATTCACCGTCTGCACTAAATCCGTTTACAAAAGATAACGCTGCTGCACGTACTTTTAAATTTCCGCCGTGTCCAATATCCCAGATAAGTCTGTCAATAATAAATCCAACATCTCTTTCACATTTATATTCATCAAAGTCAAAATTTTCCCAGATACTTCCTGGTGTTGCATTTGCTACTTGATACTCTATGTAACTAGAAGTTTCTCTTTGTAAAAATATTCTATTTCTTTCTAATAGATACTGTGCGTTAGGATTTCTTGGTCCGTTTTCTACTTGTTCACATGCATATCTGATTGACTTGAATGGTTTATCTACAGTTCTTCCGTATGTTGGTGCAGGTCCGTCTGTACCATGAGGAGCAACATAATAAACTTGATCTGTTGCACCTAGTGTTCTCCATTCAGGTAGTGTTCCGCTTGAAACTAATACTTGTCCTTCTGTACCAATTGGTAATCTAGCAGGTCCTGCTCCTGAATAGTAAACAAGATCTCCTGTTGCACTTAGTACATCTATATCGCTACCAACGGTAAACGCATTCCAGTAACTACCTGTTACATCTTGATCTGGTCTTGAATTATCTGCTCCGCCACCTTCTGCGCCTATAGTAGATCCATCGTCTGCTTCTGATCTATGATTTTGAATACAAACATAATTGTTTGCACCAAATCTGACCAAATCGCCTTTGAAGTATTCTCTGTCATCAGTCCATGTGCCTGTCCAGTTTAATCCTTCGTTAAGTTGATCCCAATAAGTTGCGTTTCCTGGTAGTGCTGCTACTGTAGCAGTCATTGTACCTGTTGCTGACGTAGGTGTAAATACTGTTCCGCCAGGTGTAGTTGAAATCGTAAATTCTGTTCCGCTGTCTACTGTTTTAATATAGTAAGTTGCACTTGTAAATACATTTCCAAATGTAGTACCTGACAATTGAATTGCCATGTTTGCAACCATACCTGTTGTATCGTCAGCAGTAAATATGTTTGTTCCTGCTGCTGTTTCTGATACTGTTGCTGTTATAGATGAACTATCTATTTTAGCTCTATATGTAAATCCGTTTAATCTTACTACTTCACCAATTTTGTAACTTGTACCAATTGCCCAATCATTTGAGAATGTATAGTTTTCTGCAAATAGATCCCAATCTGTATTTCCAGAAGCAGTTGGAACTGTTCCTGTGTGTGTTGATTTTGAAACATATTGGTTACCACCGTATCTTACTATATCACCATTTTGATATGGTGTACTGATGCTCCATGTATCTTCAAATTCTAAACCTTCTACAAATTGATTCCATGATCCTGCTGCCACGTCAGCAGCAAAATCTGCTGTTGATGTGTGATGTTCACCTGCAGGTACAACCCATAAACCGGCTCCCTGTTTTACAACATCATTTGCTTTGTATCTTGTTGCTTGTGCCCATGCGCCTTTGTAGTCAATACCTGTGTTAAAAGTATCCCAATATGCTGTATCGGCTTCTTGTCCTAGTGCTGCATCTGCTGTTGACGTATGTCCTGTTTTACATCTATATGTATAACCGCCATATCTTACCAAATCACCAACTAGGTATCTAGTTGATATTGCCCAATCTGCTTTCCAGTCTAATCCTTCTGCATATAAATCCCATTTGGCTTGATCGGCTTCTAATCCTGTGCTTGTTTCAACTCCGGAAGATCCTGATGATGCTGCACTATTAGAAGTATGAGCAGTGTTTGCAATGTATAAACTGCCTCCATATCTAACAACATCATTTAGTGCGTACGATGTGCTTACAGACCATTCGTCTCTCCAACGTTGTCCGTCACTCATCTGGTTCCATTTACTTGGAACAAAGTCTAAGTCTGTGTAAAAATTGTTGTCAGATGTATGTCCTACAGCACAAATATAAGTTTTTCCACCGTATTTTACTACATCGTCAATGTAATATTGCGTTGAACCTGTCCAGTCGCCCTTCCAGACAAATCTAATTCTACCTAATTTAAACTCTGCCATTTTTTGCTTCCATTGTTGTTATGTATTTATCAATATGCATCATTATACCGTTCCTCACTACTCAATTCCAAATGAGTTCATAAACATTGTTTGTGCTAATATGCTGCCTGATATTCCAGCATTTGGTCCTTCAAAATCAGCACGTTGTCTAAATAAGTTTTCTAAACTTGCTACGTTACCAATAGCATCTGGACCTACCTTAACAGTACCAGCAATAAAGCTCGCTGTCAATAAATCCGAACCACCAACATTCAATCTATTTTGTAAATAAGATTTAATTGCTCTTTGCGTAGGCACTACATTGTTACTGTCCTGTGAAAATAAAGGATCAGTTGAAAATTCTCTAACAACTGCCCCTGATCCACCTAGTCTAACACCGCCAAGTGCTAATTCTGTTAGTCCGCCAAAGTCGAAGAAGTCAGCACTAATAGTAACAATACCAGTTGCCTGTTCAACAGCAAACAATTCTCCGCAACGGAAGTTACCGTTTTGGTCTGTGGATGTGTAGAATACTCTACCACCGTTGTTTTCATAAACTTCGTTTTCCGGAGCATAAACAAAAGTTGCTGCTTGATACAATGTTGGATAATTAGTTTGTTCAAAGTTTCCTGTTCCGACATCAAGGAAATCATGTCCTGTGATTCTAACCTGTGAATATCTTTGTCTAATTTCTACTTGTGATGTATGTTCAAGGAAATCATCTAAAGTTAGTTTAGGTGTTATTCTAAATCTTACAGTTTTGTTTCCTTTTGCATCTTCATCTAGTAATTCTTCAGTCTGTGTAGTATAGAATTCAGTTGCACCTCTAAATCTTAATTGTGTACCAGGTCCTGGTACAGGTCCAACTATACCTGATATTGTTACAAATTGTCCTGAAGGTATGTTATCTGCAAAACCATCTCCAAGCACAGTGACTTGTGTGCTTGATGTTCTATAACCTGAACCTCTGTTTACCCAGCCTGGTTGTGCAAGTACTCTGTCAGCAATCCTTATCTCAGCATATGCGTCTACTGTGTTGTTAGGATCAACAAACGTTAGTGTAGGTTGGAAAGTTTCATATCCACTGCCTGGTTCCCACATTCTAATTTCGTTAATGTTTCTTGATTCAACAATTACTCTTCCTTTTGCTCTACATCCAGTTAGTATTTTTTCTCCCTGGCTACTGTTCTTAGGAACAACAATCCATGTACCTGTACTATTTGAAAATGTAGTAGAGTCAGTAAGTGTTATATCTGGATTACCAAAACCAACAGTATCCCATTCCAATTTATTTGTTAATGTTCTAGTAGTCCAAGTTACACAATCTTCTGATGTTGCTGCAAATTGTGTTGTCAAATCAGCAGGAACATCACCTGAGATAGGTCTTAATCCGTTATCACCTACAGCAAAGAAAACTCCTTGTCCGTATGCTATTTTTTTCCAATAGTGTGCGGTTGAACCATCTTGTGTAGGCATTGTTCCGCCGTACCAAGTAACACTATTATAACTATATGAAAGATCACCTGTTGTTGAAATAGCAACCCATCTGTTATTTCCGTATGTAATTGATGTCCATTCTTTTGTAGCAGAGTCATCAATCACATCCATAATTTCTGCATTCCATGTCCAAGTATCTGTAAGTGCGTTGTATTCACCTATTGCAGCAAAGTTTCCTGTATCACAAATAGCAACAAACTTTCCTTTACCGTACGCTACAGATTTCCATTTGTTAAATGTTGAATCTCCTATGTTTGGTAATTCAGTTTCCGTCCAACTTGCTCCACCGTCAATACTATAAATTCCTTTATCGGCTGTTTCAGATACTGCAAGGAATACTCCATAGTCTCCGTTACCTACAAGTGATTTACCGTATGCCATATCAGTCCATGTACTATCTACAGGAAGTGATACCGCTGTCCAATTTATACCGTTTTTAGAATAAAGTCCAATTCCAGAATTATATGCAACTGCCGCAAATCTATTTGATCCTGCTGCTAGTGCTCTCCAATCTCCGCCTTGTGGTAGAGTTTCTTGTGTCCAATTAGTTCCGTCAATACTGTAACTACTGTCAGTGCTAGAGCTAGGTAATAACACAAATCTTCCGCTTTGTGCAATTCCTGTTACTGATACTGCTGTAAGAGTGTTTGTACTATCTTCAGACACACCTGCAACTTCTAGATAACAATCGTTTTCAGGTGTTGCACCACCTAGTTCGTCACCTGGAATAGTAATAGTTGCTCCTACAGTATATCCTGCTCCAATGCTGACTATACTTGCAACATATTTTCTTCCTAATTTAGTTACATCAAATGTTGCATCTTCAATTACATTGTCTCCGCCGCCAGTTCCTGTAACACCTTGGTATTCTTCTTCTGTTTCGCCATAAGCAATTGATGTCCAGGGAGATGCACCTGCTAAGTCTACAACTTCTTGTTCGAAGCCAGGATGTTGGAAAATTGGTCTAGGCTCTAATCTGTATGTGTTGTCAGTAAATAGTGCTGGCTGACTTGGAAATCCTGGAATAATATGATCCCAACCAGGCTGCCCGTCTGATTCTCTTGCTACTGTTGCTTTTTGATTAATGTTGTTGTAGCCAGTTACATAACCATACTGTCCTGCACCTTTACCTGAAGTAATAATTAATCGTAACCCAAGAATATCAGCCTCTTCAAAATCACTATTTGTTGCTAGTGTTAATGTAGTTTCATCACCAAACTGAGCGTTATTACCTATGTTTTGGTATCCGCCTGCACCTGGTGTGCCACCTGAATCGCCTGGTCTGTTTTTTACAAGTGCTTGATAAATTCCGCCATCACGTGTTTCTTCAAATACTGCTTCTGCATTTGTACCAGCACCTGCAAATTGATATGTAGCGTTTGTATATTCTTGACCTGCATTACGATACTCTAGTGCAAGAATTTCATCGTTAACTTCTCCTGCAAAGGCAATACCAATTGTTGCTTGTTCTGTTCTGTTATCAACTTCTGCAAATGCAGGTGTTTCTGTCGGATCGTTACCGTCTGCAACTGCACCAAAGTCACCATAAGAACTGTTACCGTTAGTAGCACGTATTACACCGCCCTTTTCTGCAAACATACCTATCTGTGCGTAATATGTAAACACTGATACTAGCTCGCCTCTTCCATTGTTTAAAATCCAAGCACCTATACCATCGCTACAAACTTGCGTAAAGTCATTTGAAACAATCGATTTGTTACCGCCTGCGTGTAGCGCACCATCAATTTTTTGTCCTACACAATTTGTACCAAATGTCGTAACATTTTGAATGTAAGGTGATCTTGTTTTAATCCATACACTTTCGTCATCTACACCCCAGCCTGGATCAAGTGATACAAATGAACCTCCGGTTGGTCTTCTATATAATTCGTTTACACCTACAGGATTTAAATCTCCGTTTAACCCTTTGGTAGTTAAGTTTCTAACACCTGTAGCATCTCTAACATAAAACATGTCTTCGCGCTCTGATCCTTGTACAAGTCTTCTGTAATATCTTGCTTCTATCAAAGAACTGTAGTTTCCTGAATACCTAGTATCCATTATAAATCCATCTACATATCTACTAATCATGTCTTGTAAATAATTAGAATTATAAGCAATTGCGTTATCTGTAAGATATGCTATAACTTCAGCAATTAAAAAATCTCTGTTTGCTTCAAGAATCTGTCTTGAATTATACCATGCCCAGTTTTCACCTACTGTATGATTTTGTATAGTGTTTGATCCTGTTACTGTTACTTCTGCTCCTGTGCCTGCAATGTGATAATCTAAATAACTTCTAATATCTGTAATCAAATCTACAACGTTATCAGGTGCATCTGGTGCAAGAACTGGTTCGTATGTTAAATCTTCTCCTGTAGCAATATCAACATCATACACTTCACCTTTTAATGTAGCATTAGTATTTTGTGCTACAGTATTAGAAGTAGATGGAGTTATAGCAATATTAGTCATTACGCTAGGTATAATTGTAGCCAAATAACTTAGCGCAGTATAATGACTTGATAAATCACCTGCTAATTCTGCAACTGGTTTAGATGCTGTTATACTTGTGCTTCTTAATTCTGTTCCTAGCACTGCAACGTTTGCCGGGACTCTCAATGGTAATACTTCTTCGTATAATCCTGTACCCATTTGCACAGAAATATTTGAATAGTCATCCATCATCATAATTCTATCTAGTGCATATCTCAATGACTTGTAAGGCTTTTGAGGATCAAAACCTCTGTTAGTAGTTCTGTCATCAACTCCTGTATTTTTGTCTACATAAATGAATTTGTTTGCTATTCCAAAGGTTTTGTATTCTACAAAATTAGCATCATCAACAACTAATATTTGATTTTCGCCACCTATTGGCAATGATGTTGTGCCTATTGTACTTAGATCACCTGCTCTTTGGAATCCAAATGTAAGCAAGTCTCCTTCAGCACTTAAAGCAACGTTGTCGCCTGCTTGTGATAAAAGATCCCAATAGTAAAAACCTTCTCCGTTGTCTCCAGGATAGTTAAATGTATTTGCATCATGATTGAAGTTACATTTATATGCATTACCTCTGTATAAAACAATATCTCCTACTGAATAATCTTCACCTGAAGCCCAACTGTTTCTCCATGCTATTCCAGGAATAATTATTTCCCATTGTGAATTATCTAAAAATGCTAGTGAACTATCGCCTTGTGCTACATCTGTATCTGCTAAAGCAAGATATAAGTTACCGCCACGTCTTACAAGATCACCTGTTAGATATGCTGTACTTTCGGAGTATTGTCCTCTAATTCTTGCTGCTTTATGTAAGATAGTCCATGATGTGTCTTGCGGAAATTGCGGTGCAAAAGATGCTGAAGGATTTACACCATTACTATTTCTTGTAGCAATGTAAATGTATCCACCATGTTTTACTATGTCTCCAATTGCATAGTATGTTTCCCCACTCCAGTTATTATAAAAATTGAATCCAGGAAATTCTGTTATAAAACAGTTATCTGTAATTACTTCACCTGAGGTGTGTCCTTTTGTAACTCTAAGTATAGATCCACCATACTTCACAAGATCGTTTGGTCTGTATCTTGTAGCGTCTGACCATGATCCTACATACTCAATTCCTTCATGTAAGATTTCCCAATTTTCTAATGTACTATCATCATCACCATCATTGTTACCAATTTCAGTTCCGTCATCATTAGTACCGCTTGTGTGTTCAATTATACATTTATACGTGTTACCATTGTATCTAACAACATCGCCTACACCATATCTTGTAGTAGGTGTCCATACATTCGCCCAATTGTATGCGTCAGCATACTCTGCCCATTTATCAGCATTTGCTGCAAAAGTAGATCCTGAAGTATGTGATGTAACTGCTAGGTATAGTTTACCACCATAAAGTGTGATATCGCCTGGATTATATAAAGTTGCAGTCTGCCAGTTACCACGCCAAGCAACACCATCTGTCATTTTTCTCCATGCAGGAGTAAATTCTGAATCTTGTGGATCTGCTAGATATTCTTGGTCAGTTTGAAATGCGCTTGCTGTGTGCTGTCTTACACAAACCCAAGTTTGTCCACCATATCTAACTACATCATCTCTATTGTAAACAATTGCAGTAACCCAACCTGATCTCCAAGTATATCTAAGTCTGCTTATCTTAAATTCTGCCATTTCCTATATCCTTAATTCCAAGGGTTTTCCGAACTGGAATTACCTGTTGGGTATTCATAATTTTGGTTAATTCTTTGTGTTAACATACCGTTACTATCTACATAGTAAAGTATGCTTCTTTGATCCCATCTATATTGACTCCAAACTAAATTATCGTCCTCAACTTCGTGATCTGCATTTACTCCTTCAAAATAATCAATACCTGGTTCAAAGTCTTCAAAAGTTTCTGAAGGTTTTCCAGGCAAATTAAGATGAATTGTATCTTTACTAATTAAATTATCAATTCTTTCTAAAAATACTTCTCCGTCATCGTTTCTTCTAATCATATATAGATAACGAGGACTGTTACCAAGTGACTCATTAGCAGCCTGACCAAAATAATATGTGCTCATTATGATATCTCCACGTAACTAATACTAGCATCGATACAATCGTCAGTATCACATTCTAGTCTTAATCCTGCTGTTTCGGGAAGGATTAACCTTTCACCGTTTGTTATTACTTTTGCACTAGACCCTGGAGGTATAGGAATTTGTCTAGCATAGTTAGCAACAGTAGATGATTCATCTACTACGTATACGTTTACAACTGCCATGTCAAAGTCTGACGTATTTGCTAGATTTAAACCTACAATTGTTGCTCTAACTCCTGCTATAATCTGTAAGATATCTACAGGTGTTTTTCCTACTCCAGTTACTACTTCGTTTTTAAATACTGTTGGCATACTATACTTATCCTAACATTAGTGCAAATGATGCTGCAATATCATTTGCTAAAATTTCTGATACAGCACCTGAAGCACCTGCAGGACTTGCCCAAGCAGTACCTGACCAAACTTCTAATGCATTTGTATCTGTGTTAAATCTTGTCATACCAACTACTGCATATGCAGTTGGTCTTTGTGATGTATTTCCTCTAGGAGGTACAAATCCGTTTGTACCTGCAATTTTAAAATACCCTGTTCCTGTTTGTTCTATTTGTGTAATGGCATTTGGTTCAACGTTTGTAATCACATTATCAGTAACTTTTAAGTTTCCTAATCTTACTCCGCCGCTGCCGTTGCCATCTAAGTGTAAGTCTAGACCAGTTGTGGTTGTTATTTCGTTATCACGAAATCTCAAATCTCCAACATCTAATGTGCTAAGTGATAGTAAATCAGTATTTAAATTATTTGCAAATAAATTTTTCCATTTAAATGCACTGCTTCCTAAATCAAATGTGTTATCTTGTTCAGGTATCAAATCACTTTTAATTGCCGCATTTATTTGAATTGAATCTGTAAGGTCATCACCTATAGTAATATTTCCGCCAATAGTTACATTGCCATCTACGTTTACATTACCAGTTACATACAAATCACCGTCTACGTTTGCTGATGACAATACTTCTAATGTGCCTGCTCCGTTTGGTCTAAACTCTAAATTTTGATTAGATTCTGTAGTGGAAATAGTATTTCCTTCTATCCTTAAATCATCAACGTCTACTTTTGAGTGATATATAACAGGATCTGATCCACTAGGAGCAAAACTTATAGTATCTAAATCACTAGAGATAGTGTTACCAGTAATGTTTAAATTACCAATATCAATTTCAGTATCAATTTGAATGTTTGTTGATCTTGTAGTTCCTGTGACGTGTAAATCTGCTGTAGGTGCTGAATTGTTGACTCCAATGCGAGCATTGTTTACATCAACATATAAAATATCTGGGTCTGTTGCTCCATTTCTAAAAGTCAAATCTACGCCATTACGTATGAGATTTGCCTTTAAGAGCGGCCCACTTATACGACCTATTGCCATTTGCTCTCCTTACACGGGGATCCTGTCCCTCCAACTACCTTACATTGCGAGTTGACCACAGTAAAAGATTAACGATGGTCTTCGTTAACAAAAGTATTTAGCCAAAAGGAGAATTTAGCCCAGTATTAGGCTGTATGCATCGCCTAAATCTTCCATAAAAGGAACGTCGATTTCGGCACCGCCACCTGTTGATAATTGATATCCGTCGTCTGTTTGAGCACCTACTGTAAGTACAATATCGTTGGTAGGAGTAGAGCCTCCTGTAAAATTGTTACCAGTAATTGTAATTAAGTCGCCGGTTATATAACCTTGTCCTACTGTGGTAATAGTTATAGTAGATATTGCTCCGGAAGTTATTGTAATAGAAAATTCAGCATCAACACCGCTTCCATCTGTAACACCTGTTAAACTAGTTGCTGTTTGATTAGGTAATCCTGTTACAACACCTATGCCTGTAACTACTTCGATAGTACCTGCAAAGACTTCTAGTAAATTTTGTTGATCGTTCCAACGTGTGTCACCTAGTTCAGGACGAGCTGGACGAGAAGCATCATCAGCAGCAGGAATTAATAAAGCATTTGTATCAAGAAACCTTAAGTAACCTATACCCGTATTTGCAAAAGTTAATGGTGTTTCGGGATATTCTCTAGGTCCGCCGTCTATATCAGTAAGATTTGTTATTGCATCAGTAGCACCAGTTACTGCTATAGTGCCTGTAGGTGCTGGTCTTGATCCTGAACCATCATAGTTAAAGTTTACGGTGTAAGTACCAGCACTATCTGATCCTGTTGAAGTGCCTGTAATAACAGTTCCATCTATGATACCTACACCTGTAAGTAACATTCCTGGTATAAATGTTCCTGTAATCGTTCCGCCTACTGTTAAAACATTACCACTGATACTAGCAGCAGTACTTGATGCACTTATATTATTCCACTTCGTCCATTCAATTATGTTAATACCTGTATCCGGTGCAAGTATTATATCATCGTTACTTTGTAGTGCAAAAATTTGATTATTAACACCATCTAATTTTTGTTGATCACTTACTCTAACTTCTAATGGTAATACTGTATCAGTGTTTGTTAAATTATCTGTTACAAAAATATTGTTCCATCTTCTTACAGAACTATCAACAAGTGTTCCTGAACCTAAATTCCAAGTAGCGTCATCGCCAGGAATAATCGATTGTGAAAAGTCTGGAACTATCTCAACAACATCTCCTGAACCGCCCCCTACATCAGGATTATATAGTTCGTCTCCAATAGTCAGGTCGCCAAGTTTACTAAGGTTTCCATCCATAGTCAAGTCACCTGTTACTCCTAGGTCACCATAAATGTTTGCTGCACTTGGAAAATCTACTGTTCCTGACTCAGACCTAACTTCAATTGTTTGATTAGTGTTAAGTCCGCTTATGGTATTATCATTAAAATCTAAATCATCTGATCTCATTCTTTGGAATGTCATGTAAGCCCCAGGAGTAGCCGGCATTATATTAAGCGGTCCATAAACTGTGGAAAAAGTTGCAGGTGCTTTTGCAATAACTCTATCAATAGTTGCTACATTATCAATTTGGACTCGTGTGCTTCTCAGGGTGGTAGGAACATCTACATCATACTGAGGAGTATCATAGTTTACACCTATTCTTCCGTTGTTAACGTCAAGGAATAGTACAGGGGTTGAATCGTATGTGGTGTTACTAAATTTAAGATCTACACCGTCTCTATGTAGATTCTGTTGTAGTAATGCTCCTGTAATTCGCCCCAATTGAGACATTTACTTCTCCTAGTTTGCAAATCCAAAGAATACTGTAATATATTTGTCAAGTGGTACTGCAGAATTAAATGTTAGATACCAGCCAGTTTCTCTTGCAAGCCCTGTAGCATCTGGTGTTCCTGCACTTGCGGCTGTGAATATTGTTCCTGGATTATTATCAGCAGCACCGTGTTCTGCTACAAAGTCTGTTGAACCTGTTGCAGTGATAATATATTCTGTACTTGTTACAAAATTTCCAGAATCTACTTCTGCTCCTGTTCCTGTTGAAGTTGGATTTTGATTAAGTGTGAAGTTAGTTGTAGGTATTTGAAATACATTTTCAACTAAAACAATTATGTTGTTTGCACTAGAAGGAACTTTTGCTAAAGGTCCAAACAAAGTATCTACAGCATTGCCTGGTCCAAATGTTTCGATAGATACTGCTGCTGCTCCTGGTGCTCTTACAACTTCCCAATTACCGCCAACATATGCTTCTATACCAATCGGTAAACCTGTAACAGCATCATTGTCTATATTATATCTTAAGTATCCGTTACCATCAATAGGGTGTCTAACACCTGTAAGTTGTGGACGTTGAGCAGTAGTTCCTTTTGGAATCATTATACCGCCATTAAAATCCATCACAGCTCTTCCATAAGGATTAACACGCACTGTGTTATCGTTAGGACTATATTTTGATACGTACTGTGACTTTAAAAATTTCATTTATTTTTTCCTATACCGGTAACGAACTTACTGTTACTGAAATTAAATTTGCGTCTGCTGCTTTTACCCATACTTCATCACCGCCGTCTAGTATAATTTTTTCATCACTGAAAAAAACAGTTTCGCCTGCAGGAACAGTTAAACTTGAAACAATTTTGTTTGCATCAACAGGTGTTTCACCTTGTTTTACTAGGTAAACATCTACCGAAGTTCTATTAATTGATTCATCAGTTATGGTTACTGCGCCTGTGTTACAAAGTATAATGTTAGTTACAGCTCTATTTTGTGCTGTTACAGCACCGCCAATAGCGGCACCCGTTGTTGATGCTGTAAAAACTTGTGTGTCGCTTGTAGTAGTTAATTGTTGGTTGTTAATCATTTGTTTTTCCTAAAATATCATGCTAAACAGCAATGCTTTGTTTTTACTTATCAATTCATCCGTATCGTTGTTAGTATTTCTATAAAACAACCCTGTATCTCCAATACTAGGTTCTTTTGCAAATTGTATTGTTGAATTAGGCACATATGCTGGATCTACACTTATTTGTTCTAGTTGTAATCCATAGTTAGTTCTTAGTTTACCTGTTCCGTTTGTTTGTAAAAATATACTATCGTTGGTATTGTTTACAGTAATTGCAGGACTACCAGGTTCGTTTTGGTTTAATTCAAACCCTTGTATTAATGCTCTATTTGAATAAAACTGTGTGTTAAGAGTGTTGTCAATTAAAACACTTACCGCACTTTCTCCAAATGTACTGTAACCTGTATTATCTATTAGATATTGCAGTGATCCTGTAACTTCTTTATCAGTAACAATAACTCTAGTATTATCATCAATAATTTGGAATGTTGGATTATCTCTAATACTATCGTCTACATATTTTTTGTTTGGGATGTCATCATCGTCAGTAACTTGATCCTCGTAATTGTTAGTTCCAGTAACTGTTAGCACACCCTCGCCATAACCTATAAGTTCTAAATCAGGACTTGCTGTGTCTGTTGTTATTTTCTTTAATCTTAATGTTGTATTATAGTTAAATGTTGATTCTGGGGATCCTGTTGCTAAATTAAATGAATCGTCATTATCATCAAAAAAGAATGAAGCAGGTTCTAGTGTGCCTCTATCTATTTGTAATCCTGAATATCTTAAAGATACTCCTGCGCCTGTTTCACCAAAATTTAATTGTATAATATTATCTTTTACATTTAGGTTTTCTGCTTCTACAGTAAGTGTATCACCTTCAACAATAAGATCAGAAGTAACAACAACTTGTCCGCCCGAACTTGGAGGTCCGACATCTAATCTTACTATGCCACCTTCTCTTGTTTTTATAGCATAATCACCGTTTGTTTGTAAAAACTGTCCCATCTAAATACCTTTAAGTAAAACTATACGTTGAGATGAATCATCATCAACTTCCCAGTTATAGTTTATATTTACAAAATCTTTCATTACGTTATCAATAATTTCTTTTATAAAAACCCAAGCACTTGATTGTAAAACTAATCCAGATAATGACATTTCATTATCTTCTAGTTCACTTACTTGTTTTTCAACAAGTTTACAAATGCCTACGTTGCCTTCTCTATCTTCTACCTTAAACTCTGAGTTTGAAATTTGTGCTAAGACGTTACCGTTGTGGCACGCCTTAGCACTTTCAATTTTAACAGAAACAACCAAGTCTTTTAGGTTTTTTAAAAAATCCCAAAATACATTAATTGGTGGTTCCATCCTCAGTTATCCTTAAGCGTCGTCAGTGAAGTCTGTATCATCTGTACCAGTTAATGTGTTATCATCACCAGCCTCTTCAACTTCTGCTGCACCATCGGAAGTAGATGTACTAAAGTTCCACGGCACTGACAAACCGTCATATGCATTAGAACCAGTTCCACTTGGTTTTACCAATGTTGCTTTCTTTCCAGAAATTTTGCTTACGCCATAAGTTTCACCGTCGTCCATTTTAAAAGAAATTGACATTTCGCCTGCTGATAATGCTGCTGGCAAAATACCTGTTTTCAATTCACAAGTAAACAAACCTGCTGTTTCAATTTCTTCACAGACAAATTTCTTTGAGCCTTTCTGTTTAACAATATAACCTTCTTTAACTGCTGTGTCGTTATGAAAGTTAACTTTGATTTCATTTCCAGAAGCAGTAGGACCTACGCCTTCCTTTCCGAAAAATCTTTTATTAAGTGGTCTTCCCATTTGTTTTCTCCTATATAAGTAGTCCAATCCGGGTTCTATCCGGTACGCTGTGGGTTAAACAGCATAAGTCCGCCACAATATGCGGCTCGCTATCTGACACAAGTATTTATCCTTTGCTCAGTAAAGCCATTAGTTCAACCTTGCTAATGGTGTTTAACAGTGCATTAATTTTGTCTATTTCGCCTTGAGCTTTTTCTATGTACAGTTCTTTTTTGGATTGTTTGTATTTGATAAGATAATCCATATAATGTTTCATATGGATATCGATTGAATCTTGTATACGTCTTACATCATGGCTAAACATAGGAAAACGTTTACGCCACTTTTGTAATTGTTCTCTTAACTTGTCAAAATCTTCATGACTTTTTATTTCAAGCATACTAATATTTAACACTCAAAATGCAGTTTTGTCAAGTCATAAAAAAAGGGCGACATAAAGCCGCCCTTTTAAACACTCTAAAGTGTAATTTATTGCTTACGCAAATCTTAGGTTTGCTGATGTAACAGCAACTTTGCCTAAGTAGTCAGCAGCATTACCAAGAGATGATGCAGTGTTTGTTAACTCTACATAACCATATCTTGTCATGAAACTTACTACTGGCTCAAAAGTACCTGGATCAAGTACAACACCGCTTGACATTAAAGGAATGTATGGGCAGTAGAACGCTGCTGCGTCTGATTCACTTGAACCTTTGTAACCAATGATTACATCGTCTGATGTAGCATAACCATTAACGTAAACTTTCATTGCACTGTTTAAAGTTCCTACAAACTTAGTGTTTGTTGGTGCTTCAAAAGTACCTTCAGTTGTACGAGCAAACGCAGAAGTAGTTGCAGATTGTAACAATGTTAAAACTGTTGGTGAAACAACAGCCCAGTTACCTGCGCCTCTTCTTGTACGCTGTGCAATCAAGTTTGCAACTCTGTTGATTTGAACAGCAAGTGCTGCGTGTTCATCACCAACGAAAGTAGCAGTACCAGATACTGCACCTTGGTCGTATGTTAATGCGGCTGTACCAGCCAATGTTGATAAAGAAGTAATCACTTCCTGATCGATCTCAGCAGTAATTTCTTGCGCTAACGCAGCCATTACTTCTGCTTCGATATCGATCCCTTGCTGTGCTTGTGCATCCTGAGCAGCCTCAAAAGTCCAGCGAGCTGATAACTTACGAGTTTTTGCTTCTACAGTTTGCTTCAAGATTTGAATTGACAGTCTGTTTCCTGCTTCACCTTCTAAAGATGCAGTAGAACCAGCCTTGATGTCATCATTTCCTGAATAACCTTCAGCAATTTTGAAAGGTGATAATGCTTCTTCACCTGCTGTAGCACCAGTTCCAGACGCTGAAGTAAAGTTATCTGCATAACGTACTCTTAATGTATGGATCTGACCTACTGGTCCAGTCATTGGTTGAACACCAACTAATTCATTTGCGATGACAGTTGGCATTACACGTCTGATAACTGGTAAAATGACGCGATTTAATGTTGCGACGTTGCCGGCAGAAGTTGCACCTGCTGTAGCACTCTCTGACAAATACTTACGGGTATTTTCCAGAGTCGTTGCCATAACAGTACGCTTATTACCTTGAAGACCTTCTAAAAGGGCGTCTTTGGTTTCTGACCAGCGTGACTCTAATAGTTGTGACATTATTTGTTCTCCTTAAACTTTTAGTCCCGCAAGCCTGCGGATGTCAAAAATCTCAGCGGTTTTTTGCTCTGATCCGCCGATTGCTTGTGCCTGTGTTTTATCGCCTGTTACTTCTTTGCCTTCTGTCAGCGCCACCTTTTCTTTCTTTGGTACATTTCCTTCCATTACGGCTGAAATATACTTGTCAAAGGTTGCGTGTAATTTATCTGTCTGCACAGATTCTAAAAGTTCGCTCATAACTTCCTGCTTATCTTTAGAAAGAGGTGACATCAATTCTGACATTACTTCTTTTCTTTCTGCAGAGTCATGCATACGAGCGATTTCAGTCTCTTTGCTTTCAACCAACTTCTCGGCGTCAGCCGCTTTGGCTTCTGCTTCTTTAACTGCTTCTTCTTTTTGTTTTACAACTTTAAGAAGTTTTGCTGTTTCAGATTTTTCATTAAGATGGCTAGTTGCATATTCGCTTGCAAAACTTTCAAAAATTCTGCGACCAAAATCATTCTTGCGTGCAGCCTCGATATCTTCTTTTAATTGAGTCATTTCAGAACGCAGTCCTTTTGAAACTGTTTCCTGAATTGCTTCAGATGCTTTATTAATAAACTCTTTCTTAACAGCCTCAAACTTAGCCTTGCTATCTCTAACAAGTTTAACTTTTGTTTCTGCAAGATCCTTTTTATCAGCATGGAATTCTGCGATTTCTTTCGCCAATGAATTCACAATAAAAGATTCCAACTTGGCAACATTGCCTGCTACATTCTTACGATCTTCACGAAGTTCACCTAGTTCCTTTTTCAAGTTGTTAAGAACGAACGATTCCATTGCTTCAGAATCTTTTTTCATTTTCTTAGCGTACTTGGCTCTAGCCTCAATAAGTCCTTGACGGTCTTCAGCAAATTCAGATAATTCAGCAGTAATTCTGTCTGAAAGCATCTTATCTACTGCTTCAACCATCGCAGTTTTATCGTGCTCATACTTCTGTGCAAATTCTTCACGTAATTGTGTAGAGATTGTGTCACGGTTTTCTTGAACAGCAGTTTCCCAAGCGGATTCAATCTCCGACTTAGTTTCCTCGGAAATCACATTGTTTTCAAACAATTGTTTAACAAAGTCTAGCATGTGATATTCTCCTTAAGATTTAAGACCTTGAATTAAATTTTTCAAGCTCTCTGCTATATAACGTTGTGCCTGTATGTCGCCTTGGACTTCTTTTGCTACTTTAAATGCCTCGTAACCACCTTTATTATTCATAAGGTGTTCATAAACTGGTGTTGGATAGGCGCCTGGTGCACTTGGTTGTGCAACCACATCCACTGTGATAATTTCGAAACCTCCAACATTACCACTTGGATCAACTTCGCCTGAACCGCGACTAGAAACTCCTAATTTAACTCCCGACTCCAACATAGTCGAAACTAATTGACCCATTGGAGTTGGAAGCATTTTAAGTTTTCCGTAGCCGTTAGGACCGTCCATCCACATTTTTGTAATCATGTGTGATACACGGTCGAGGTTGATGCGTAAATCTTGAGGATGATCAACTTCACCTAGCACTGAATACCCCCCAGAAATCTGTTCATTGAGCGTCTTGACAGCCCTATCAATTTCTTTCGAAGAATAAACACGTTGATTGGCATTACGAATGTCACCTTGGATACAAATACCACTTAGGTGTAACGTTTTGCCATTCTCGCCTTCATCACGTTCAACGACGATTTTAG